GGCAATGCTCCTCTTCTTTCCGCTGATACTCAAATGCAGTTTCAGACTATGTTTCCGTCCTTTAAAGGCTATAACCCCGGTAATCTTGCCGGCATTGTCGATACTACTGGTACTAATAATGCTCAATTCGTTCAAGTTACTCCTGAAGGTGTTGCTGATTGGGGTTACGCTGATCTAAGCGGTGTAAGCGCTGCTACCATTAATTCTTTGCGCACTGCTTTCCAGATGCAGAAGTTCTATGAACGCCTTGCTCGTGGTGGCAGTCGGTATACAGAAGTGCTTCGCTCTTTCTTTGGCGTAGTTTCTCCTGACGCTCGTCTTCAGCGCCCTGAGTTCCTCGGCTCTTTCACTAAAATGGTTAACGTCAACCCAATAGCTCAGACTTCTGCAACCGACGGCACTTCTCCTCAAGGCAACCTTTCTGCTTATGGTGTTACTGCTGCTAAATTCCATGGCTTTACCAAATCTTTCGTCGAACATGGCTATATTTTTGGCTTTGTTTGCGCTCGTTCTGACTTAACCTATCAGCAGGGTATTAATAAGATGTGGCTTCGTTCTACCGTTTACGATTTCTATTGGCCTACATTCGCGCATCTTGGTGAGCAGGCCATTGAACTTCGTGAGATCTATGCTCAGGGTACTGAAGCTGACACTACTGTTTTTGGCTATCAGGAACGCTATGCCGAATATCGCTATAAACCTTCGCAGATTACAGGTAAGTTCCGTAGTTCGGTAGTTGGTGGTACTTTGGATAAATGGCATCTCTCGCAGTTCTTCAAAAATGCTCCTGCTCTTAACGAGGAATTTATTGTGGAAAATCCACCTATTGAGCGCATTATCGCTGTTCCCAGTGAACCTGAATTTTTGCTTGATATAGGCTTCCGTTACACTACTGTGCGTCCTATGCCTATGTTTGGTACGCCCGGCCTTGTTGATCATTTCTAAAAAGGAGTTTTCTTTATGTCATGGCTTTCTAATACTTTAGGCAGTATTGCCGGTTCTGTTTTAGGATCTGCAGTTCAGGATCATTACAATTCTGCTAATGCCGAACAGCAGAACGCGTGGAACGTTGAAAATTATAAACATCGTTATCAATGGGCCGTAGAAGATATGCGCTCTGCTGGTCTTAATCCTGTTCTTGCCGCAACTAATGGTATAGGCGGTTCTATATCTGGAGCTTCAGCTGCTTCTGTAGGTATGAGTGATATTGGTTCTACTATGAATTCTGCTAAAGCCGCTAGCGCCGCTGAAAGGCAGGCAAAGAATGCTGAGCATCTTGCAGTATCTCAAATTGATAAAAACGTCGCAGAAGCCGATTCTGTGCGTCAGAGCACCCATGGAACAGTTCTTCAGAACGGTATACTTGCAAATGATTTGAATTTGCGTGAGCAGACTTATGAAAAGCGTCTTGGTTATGAACTTGAAAAGATGAATTTGGAGCTTGAAAACCTTCGTCTTCAGGGTTCTTATCTCAGCTCTGGTGTTTTGAACAACATTGCTTCTGCTAATCGTGCCAATTCTGCCGCCGCTTTTGATAATATTCAAACTGAAATGGCAGGTATGGAACGTGATTTTTATAAGAACATCGAAAGTCTTTCAGGTGCTCCTAGGTCTGTTGCTAGTGGTGTTGGTTCTATTGCCAAAAATGTTATAGGCTTCCTCGGAGGTCGCTATCTTGGAAGGAGATAAATTTTATGTCTAACAAAACTACTATGATTCTGACTTTTATCGTTTCTGTTGTTGTCCCTTTTATTCAGGAAGTTGTAGATCTGATCGAAGCTCTGAAAGGTAGAGCTTCTTCGAATACTGTTACTGCTAAAAAAGTTGCCTCGGATTTTCAAGCCGATGTTGCGCAGCTTGTTGAGCCAGTTGCTAATAAGAATGATTCTAAAAAAACTAGCCGTTTTTTCGGTTCTTGGAGGGATGCTAAATGAGGCGACGTCGCTTATCTAAACGAGGTTCTCGCCGTCTTTTTCGGCGTACCTCCAGATCTCGTCGTAGAAATTTTAAAAGAGTAGGACGAGGTGGATTTAGGATTTGACATTCTGACTTAATCCTGATACAATCGGTACAGGTGATTAATATGGTTTGTTATAATCCTATTCTTATGTACCCAGTCGAAGGAGCGATTACTAAAAGTGGAAAACAACATTATAGTTTTTACGGTAGCCTTGCCTCTCACCCCGAATTATCTCACGACCCTCATTTTCTCCGTTGTGCTTGTAAGCAGTGCATTGGCTGTCGTCTTGAGAATAGCAGACAATGGGCTGTCCGTGCAGTCCATGAAGCCCGTCTTTCCTCTTCTGCTTATTTCGTTACTTGCACTTTTGATAATTATCATTTGCCACGTGATAAGAGCTTAAGTAAGAAATTTCATCAGACTTTCATGAAGAATCTTCGTCGTGAGTATGGCTCTGGCATTCGTTTCCTTGGCTGTGGTGAATATGGTGATTTGTATGGCCGTCCCCATTATCATTATATTTTGTTTAATATTGATTTTGATGACAAAGTTTTTCGATTCCGTGCAGATAACTACAACACTTATACTTCTGCTCGTTTTGCCAGGGTATGGAAATACGGTATGCATCTTATTGGTGATTTTAGTTTTGATGCTGCTGCCTATGTCGCTCGCTATATAGTTAAAAAGCAGACAGGTAAAGATGCTCCTTCTCACTATAAAGGTCGCATTCCTGAATTCATGGTCGCGTCTAATCGCCCTGGTATTGGCGGAAAATGGCTTGCAGAACATGGTGAAGAATGTTATTCTAACGATTATGTTGTCATCAATGGCAAAAAGATGCGTCCTCCTCGTTATTATGATAAGAAATTTGACGAAACACATCCTCATTGGATGGAATATGTACGCAATAACCGTATTGAAAAAATGATGCACAACCTCGAGAATAACACTTTTGAGCGTCTTGTTGACCGCTGTAGAGTTCAGGAAGGTAAATATAAGCATTTTCTCGGTAGAAAACTTGACAAAGTGTTATGACTGTGTTATTATTTAATCAGAAAGGAGTTGATGCTTATTAGCGAATATGAAGCTGTTAAAAGTTTTTGCCGTGAACGAAATATATCTTTTGATTTTGTTTTTCGTGGTAGCAAGTACGCTGCTTATCGTCTTAAGCCTGATGGATGTAAGGTTATTCGTCTTGATGATGATTATTTTGTTATATCAAATATGCTTTATCTTATGATTCGTCGCTACTTAATTGCGTTTAGAAAAGGAGATGGTTCTGCTGAGACTTTATTCCATTTATGATTCCAAAGCTGAGCAGTTTAGCCCACCGCAGGTTTATCATAACGACATGCTTGCTCTTAGAGGATTTGAGGCTATTGCTAATGATGATAAAATGCTTATTTGTAAATATCCTGAAGATTTTAGTCTTTATTATGTCGGTAACCTTGGCGATACTGATGGCCGTTATTATATTGAGCATTCTGACGAATCCCGCATTCCTATACTGGTTGGTCGCGCCGTAGATTATGTTCAAAATGTTGACAAGGATTCTATTCAATGATAATCTAATAAAGAGCGTATCAGAAAAAGGACGATCTCATAGAGATCGCCCTTTTTTTGTGCGCTACGCCCGCCGCGTTTAGGCGCGTACGAAAGGAGGTGAAACTATGAAGTTTAGATCTGCCTATGATCCTGTAGAAGACCATGATCACTGTGGTCTTGTGTTTACTATGCCTTCTCTTACTGTGCAGGACGAGAAGGAAGAAGCTGATATTAATTATATCGTCAATAAGTATTGCGACGGTCAGAGAGGCATAGCTACTTTAGATCTTGGTGATAGTTCGCAATACGCATTCCTTCAATTTGGAGATGCAACGCTCCCCGGTGACTACAGCACAGCTCTCGAACTTGTGTCTGGAGTTCGTGAAGAGTTTTACAGTTTACCGGCAAAAGTTCGAGCAAAATTTGGTCATGATCCTATGAATTTTATCAACCATTTAAACGATCCCGAAACGCTCGAATATCTCCAACGAGAAGGTTTGTATGGTAGTAAATTATCCTTTGACGAACCACAACATTCTATAAGTAGTGAACAAACATTAAAAGAAAGTAACACTTTAAAACAAAATGATGAAGAAATACAGAAATAGGCGTCACCGAAGCCAGTTACTTACTTGATGTAACTGGCGTAGGTGACGCAAAAATAAACTAAAACCTAAGAATGATTTGCTTTAGGATAATTCTTGGGTTTACACTTCAAAGAAGGTGAAAATTTGGCTCGTAAAATTAGAGTTCGAGGACATCGCTTCAGCGATGCTCCTGCAATGTATATGCGAAGGACAAAATTTGACCGCTCGCATGTTTATAAGACAACGTTTGATTCAGGTAAGCTCATACCTGTATTTGTTGACGAGGTTTTGCCTGGCGATACTACTCGTATGTCTGTTAATTATTTCGCTCGTTTGGCTACTCCTATTAAGCCTATCATGGATAATATTTATCTGGACTGGTTTTTCTTTTTTGTTCCAAACCGCCTCGTTTGGGAACACTGGCAGAACTTCTGCTTTGAGCAGGAAGACCCTGATGATAGCACTGATTATGTTATCCCTACTGTTACTGCTGTTGATAACTCTGAAAATGAATACATAGGCTCTCTTTGGGACTATTTCGGCTTGCCCGTGAATACGTCTGGTAATTTATCTGGTGTTAGCGCTCTTCCATTTCGTGGTGTTTACCTTATTTGGAATGAATGGTTTAGAGACGAAAACTTGCAGAAGTCTGTAAAGATTCAAAAAAGCGATGCTAACGAGGTTGTGGACACTGCCCGAGCTTCCGAGCAGCCTTCTTGGATTTTCTCGTCAGGTACTAAACTTGTTTGCGGCTTTGCCTGTCCGCCTCGTGGTAAGCGTCATGATTACTTTACTTCTGCTCTTCCGTGGACTCAAAAAGGTCCCGGTGTTGAATTACCTCTCAATGGCAATGCTCCTCTTCTTTCCGCTGATACTCAAATGCAGTTTCAGACTATGTTTCCGTCCTTTAAAGGCTATAACCCCGGTAATCTTGCCGGCAT